CTCCCCCATCAATGTTAGATGCACCGCCTGCACCAGAGGGTTTTAAGCATCGTTGGATACGCGCTGAAGTACGCGGTTTTGATGACCGAAAGAATATTTCAGCAAGACTGCGAGAAGGTTATGAACTTGTACGCGCTGATGAGTATCCCGATTTTGAAGCTCCTATAGTTGACTCAGGAAAATTTGAAGGTGTGTTTGGAGTTGGTGGACTTGTACTTGCTCGTATCCCATTAGAAACAGTGGCAGAGCGAACAGAATACTTTGAACAACGAAGTGCTGATCAAATTGAAGCTGTGGAACAGGATATGTTGCGAGAAAACGCACATCCAACAATGGCAATCGGCAAAGCCGAGCGCCAATCTCGTGTAACCTTCGGCGGTTCACGCAAGGATTAATTGCTGACCGCTGTAATTTGGAGAACTTAGAACATGGCAAATCAAGAAACAGCCTATGGTCTTCGTCCTATTGGTTTGGTGGGTGGTGGTGCTAATTCAACTGGGGTAACTCAGTATGAAATCGCCAGCGATAACACTAATGCTATTTATAACGGTGCTATTTGTGTACCGTTGGCTGCGGGTGTTATAGACCAAGCCGGTGCTACCGATGGTGGCACAACACAGGCTCTTGGCGTCTTAACAGGCGTCATGTACCACGATAGTACGACGAAGAAGCCAACATGGCTTAATTACTGGCCCGGATCGGGCAGCGTAAGCGTTGACACGAATTATCCTGTCAAAGCATTCGTTGCTGATAACCCTAACCAATTGTTTCAAGTAGCATCTGATGCTTCTTTGACTAATCGCGCAACAGCACTTGCTGCGGTTTTTGCAAACGCATCTCTTGGAACTTCGGCTAGATCCGGTTCTACATCAACTGGACAATCTTCTGCTGCATTAGGTGTATCAACTATTGCTACAACAGCCACACTACCNTTGCGTATTGTCGGCATTGTAGATGACGATGCTAATAATGATTATTCTGCTGCTGGAGTAGCAATGATTGTTCGACTTAACGCCCACTTTAATGCGGGCACACGCCGTTTTGATTCGCAGACTACTGCGGATTCGACGGGCATTTAAGGGGGTTTAACTAATGGCTATTTCTCGCGCACAACTAGCGAAAGAGCTTGAACCCGGACTAAATGCACTGTTTGGGCTTGAGTACGACCGCTACGAAAAAGAGCATGAAGAGATTTTTGAAACAGAATCTTCTGATCGTGCTTTTGAAGAAGAAGTAATGCTTTCAGGGTTTGGAACCGCGCCTGTGAAGAGCGAAGGTACTGCAATATCATTTGATGATGCGCAGGAAACTTTCACTGCTCGTTACACGCACGAAACCATTGCTCTTGCATTCAGCATTACAGAAGAAGCAATTGAAGACAACTTGTATGATCGTCTTGCTTCCAGATACACCCGTGCTTTGGCACGTTCAATGTCACAGACTAAGCAAATTAAAGCGGCGTCTATATTGAACAATGCTTTCAGCACTTCGTATCCGGTAGGTGATGCGGCAGCACTTTGTTCTTCTTCACACCCGTCTTTGTCGGGCAATCAGCGTAACTTGTTGTCAACTGCTGCTGATCTTAACGAAACTTCGTTGGAGCAAATGTTGATAGACATAGCTGGTATGACTGATGAGCGCGGCCTTAAAATTGCAGTTCGTGGAATGAAACTGATTATTCCAAAAGAACTTCAATTTATCGCAGAGAGAGTAATGAACTCTAATTTGCGTCCGGGCACCTCTGACAATGACATAAACGCTACAAAGTCTATGGGAATGATTCCTGATGGAGCGGTTGTAAACCACTTCTTGACGGATACCGATGCGTTTTTCATCAAGACAGACGCACCTAACGGCTTTAAGATGTTTGAGCGTACTGCTATTAAAACAGCTATGGAAGGTGACTTCGATACTGGAAATATGCGGTTTAAGGCTCGTGAGCGTTATTCGTTTGGTGTATCAGATTGGCGTTGTGTTTTCGGCACGCCCGGAGCATAATACTAATAACGGGGACTCTCGGGTCCCCTTTTTTTAATAGCTTAACGAGGCCCCACGCGGGTTCTGAAAGGAGTTCTGATGGCTAATCCACATTTTCAAAATTTAATTCTTTGGGCCGGAAACACGGTTGCTTCCAAGTCTAAAAAAGACACCCCTATGTTTATGCCTAGTCCGTCTGATCAGACGTTCTACGGTTATTTTAACGATTTTATGACTTATCACGCAGATGAGTGGACAATTACCACCACTGAAGGCGGCTCTGGAAACGCTTCTGAAGCGTTGACCTCTGGCGCAGGCGGTCAATTGTTGATTACTAACGACGATGCNGATGANGATGCAGATTTTTTCAATTTAAAAGGGGAATCCTTTTTAATTACAGGTTCTAAACGTGCTTTTTTTGAAGCGCGGTTTAAAGTNAGTGACGCAACACAGTCNGATTTTGTTATGGGTTTGCAAATCACCGATACTACACCTTTAGCCGCAAGTGACGGCATAAACTTCAGAAAAGATGATGGTGATACNAATTTAGACTTTGTTGTTGAAAAAGANAGTACAGAAACGTTAACAACCGCTATCCACACTATGGAAGACGATACGTTTGTAACGGTTGCGTTTTANGTTGATCCTAATGCTTCTTCGGTTTATTACTCAATAAACCACGCAGAGCCTGTAGCCGTAGTNAACACTAACTTACCCGATGACGAAGAACTTACAGTTTCTTTTGGAATTCAAAACGGTGCGGCAGCGGCTAAAACTATGACGGTTGATTACATCTCAGTCTTAGTGGAGAGATAATTATGTCTGGATCAGACGTAGAAGCGACCTTTATTGAGGCCGCTACAGCAGATAGAAACGGAGTCTGTGCTGCACAGACTCCGGGTAGCGCGACAAACTTGACTATTAACGGAGCGTTAGCGGACGGGGGTAGTGTAACGTTTGACCAGCCACGGCAAGTAACTGTTTATGCCGCTGGTAATGAGTCAGCGAAGTCCTTTACTGTCACAGGCACCGATGAAACGGGTACAGCCGCTTCTGAAGTAATAACAGGACCTAACGCAACAACCGTCACAGGTTCTACCTATTTTGCTACGGTATCCCAAGTGGCTTCTAGTGCGGCGACAAGTGGTGATGTTGAGGTAGGGTCTGGCGCAAATATTGCGGCTCCTGTATTTAGGGGTAGCTGTCGTTTGCGGGGTTTGTATGTGGTTAATACAGGGACCGCAGGAACTATATCCTTTAGACAAACATCTAGTTCTGGCACAGTNCGTATGCAATACAANACNGTNGCTTCTGCAAACACTACCGAATACCCAGATATTCCTGATTCTGGACTTCGGTGTAATGCGGGCGCGTATGTAATGTATGACCAGACAACCATGTCGTCTATGACCGTATTTTATTCGTAATTAGAGAATAAAGGTGAGTTTTAATGGCTCGTAAAAAAGAAAAAGCCATTAAAAGAACGACTAAAGGCAAAGGCGCTAATTACCGCCCTACTAAAGCTGGGGCGGGAATGACCAAAAAAGGCGTAGCTGCACACCGAAGAGCTAATCCGGGCAGTAAACTGCAAACAGCGGTTACCGGAAAAGTTAAAAAAGGTAGTAAAGCCGCGAAACGACGAAAGTCGTATTGCGCTCGTTCTGCGGGNCAAATGAAAAAGTTTCCTAAAGCNGCTAAAAATCCCAACAGTCGTTTGCGCCAAGCTCGAAAAAGGTGGAAGTGCTGATGGTAACGAAGCAAGAACAAGAAGCCTTACAAAGTTTAGATAAGCGTGTGTCCGTTATCGAAGCGGTGTTATATCGCCTTGAAAACAACCATTTATCCCACATGCAAAAAGATATAGATGGGTTAGATTTAAAACTTTGGGCGGTTTTAAGTGGTATGTTAATGCAATTAGCCGCCGTGGTATATTATTTTACTACGCAGGGGAGTGTATGAACAGATCATCAATGTCTAAACAGTTAACCGGAAAGCGTAGACTTGCACAAGGAAAACGTAAAAAGAACAAGGGCTGTGGTGCAGTTATGGCAAACCGCAGAAAAGCAACACGCTATTTTGTATGACTATTCAGGCTTGTTTTACCGGAGTTGAAAAACAAGTTTGCGAAGAATTACGTGCATGGTCCGCGCACGCATTAGAAAAACCAAATAAATTTTTTAACGATTTACCGGCGTGTCCTTTTGCTAAATCCGCGTGGACGCAGGATAAGGTTGGCTTAACTTTTAACTATGGTTCTTGTAAACAATCGTTGTATACTTTAATTTCGCAATACCCGAATGAGTTTGATGTATGTTTATTGGTGGATTTTGATTATTGTAAAGAGCCAGAAGAGTTTCATTATGAATTAGCCGTATTAAACAAAGCTATAGCTAATGGCACGTTTATTGATAAAGATATATGGCTTATGGGTTTTCATCCAGACGATACACCAGAAGAACAAGGGTATGGCGAAACGGTCTTTGACCAAGAATTTGATGGATTAACCGACGCAACGTATGCGGTAACATATGTACAACGATTATCTAAACTAGAAGAATCAGCAGAAACTTTACGGACAAAGGGGTATTATTTGTCTTATGCGGATAATGAAGATGTAATGAAACTTTATTCTCAAAGAACAAACTTATATAGGGGTTTAAAACATGGCTAAAAAACCGGTTAAGAAAGTGAAGAAAATGCGTGGCGGCGGCATGGCGGCTAAACCAAAAGTAGCGGTTAAAAAAATGCGTGGTGGCGGCATGGCAGCTAAACCAAAAATGGCTATAAAAAGAAGACGTGGCGGAAAGGTTAAAAAATAATGGCTAAACCCGGATTATATGCAAATATACACGCAAAGCGTAAACGAATAGCCGCAGGGTCGGGCGAAAAAATGCGGGAAAAAGGTGCGAAAGGTGCGCCCTCCGCAGATGCCTTTAAACAAGCCGCTAAAACGGCTGTTAAGAAAAAGAAAGGCGGTCCCGTTCGTTTGCACGTAGAAGAAGCAACCACAGTTATAGATTCGCCAAAAGTGCGGGGATATAAATAGTGGCTGTTTCTGATTCAAAAGATTTTGAGCTAGATGTTACCGAATACATCGAAGAAGCGTATGAGCGTTGTGGCTTAGAAGTCCGTACCGGGTATGATTTAAAGACAGCAAAGCGGTCTTTAAACCTCATGTTAGCGGATTGGGCGAACAGGGGTTTAAATCAATGGACCATTGAGCAAACCACTATTACTACGGCGCAAGGAATCGGAGAATACCCGGCGGGCGTTTTAACTATTACCGTAGGAGCTAGTGGGTCGTTTTCTGTTGGTGAAACCATAACAGGCGGCACTAGTGCTGCCACGGCAAAAATCACCAGTTTACCCGCGTCTACAAGCATGGCGATTACAATACCTTCGGGCACTTTTACTAGTGGTGAAACACTTACCGGTGGCACCAGTTCGGCAACAACTACTTTATCCGCAGCGGTAGATTTAACTCCCGTGCAATCTACAATTGATATTTTATCCGCAGTTGTACGGCGTGATAGTACGGATTACGGCATACAAAGAGTTAGTCGTGACGCTTATTTGAATATTCCCAGTAAAACGCAAGAATCTCGTGTTTCTCAATTTTTTGTAGATAGACAAATTACACCTGTTCTTAAAGTTTGGCCTGTACCGGAAAACAACACGGATACTATAATTTTTGATCGTTTAGTGCGTATGGACGATTCTGATACGTTTATTAACACAATGGAGTTGCCTTTTCGGTTTTATCCGTGTTTAGCTGCGGGGTTAGCCTATTATTTATCTATTAAAAAAGCCCCGGATCGCGTACAGCTTTTAAAAGCAGTTTACGAAGAAGAATTTGAACGTGCTGCGTCAGAAGACAGGGATCGAGCATCAGCACAAATACAGCCTAGTTTGGCGTATATGAGGCTTAATTAATGTCTAAATACGCAGTAGGAAAACACGCATACGGAATTTCTGATAGATCAGGATTTCGGTATCGGTTGCATAGAATGAAAAAAGAATGGACGGGAATGTTGGTAGGGTTTGATGAATGGGAACCCAAACAACCCCAGCTAGAGCCGTTAGGAAATGTGATTGATGCACAAGCGTTAAAAAACCCACGACCGGATCGCACCGAAACACTAGATGTTTATGTAGGCATTCCGGTTATTGAAGGACCTGACTTTAAAGAAATTCAAGGCTTTGCTCAAGTAGGCGAAGTAACGGTAACAACATGAGTTTTACATACACTCAATTAAAATCCGCAATACAGGATTATGCAGAAAACGACGAAACAACGTTTGTAACAAATTTACCTGTATTTATACGTGCCGCTGAAGAACGCATTTTAAAAATGGTACA